GCGTGACGGCCTGGGTGTCTACCCGCCATCACGATCGGCTGTCATCGATCGCTAGGCGTCACGACGTGTCTGTCTCTGCGCTCGTACGCAGAGCGATCTTCATCTTCCTGAACGACGACACCAGCGGTCAGTTTCCTACGGATAAATAGGCAAGTCTCGCGCCGCGCTGCATCCTGAAGATGCAGGCGTGTCACAACCACTCACTCGCGCATATTCGCTCCTCGAGATCCGATCGGTCAGCGAAGACCAGCGGATCATCGAAGGCATCGCTTCGACGCCCTCGACGGATCGCATGGGCGACATCGTGGAGCCGAAGGGCGCGACATTCACGCTCCCCATTCCTCTGCTCTGGCAGCACGACGGCAAAAGCCCCATCGGGGAGGTCTTTGCCGCGAAGGTAACGCCGGAAGGTATCAGCGTCAAGGCACGCATCGCCAAAAGCGACACGCCTGGCACGCTGAAAGACCGGCTCGATGAAGCGTGGGACTCGATGAAGTTGGGCCTCGTCAAGGGGCTCTCCGTCGGCTTCCAGTCCATCGAGTCGGCGCGTATCGACGGCACCTTCGGTGTCAGGTTCCTCAAGTGGGCCTGGCTGGAACTGTCGGCCGTGACGATCCCGGCCAACGCAGAAGCCTCCATTCTTTCGATTAAAGCCGCCCATCTAGCCGCGACAGGCAACGGTGACGGTCCAACCTCGCCTGGCGTTTCAGGCACTCGCGCGGTGAAAACCGCGAGAGCTTCCATGACTATCACCGAACAGATCAAGGACTTCCAGGCCCAGCGGGTCGCGAAGTCGGCTCGCATGAACGAGCTGATGGACGCCGTCGCCAAAAAGGGCGAGACGCTGGACGAATCAGGCACGCAGGAATACGACGGCCTCGAGAACGAAGTCAAGGCGATCGACTCGCACCTGACGCGGCTCGAGCGACTCGAGAAGGCGAATGCGGCCGCGGCCAGGCCGGTTGACGCCGACACGCCCGCGAAGGCTGCGGCCTCGCGCGATCCGCACGTCCCGGTTGTGAGACTGGGCGCCGACAATGCGCCGATCGGCATCGGCTTCGCCCGCTCGGTGATGTGCCAGGTGCAGGCGCGGATGGACGGCTACGGCGTCATGGACGTCGCCAAGGCGCGCTATCCGCACGACGTGGCGCTGCACAACTTCCTGCAGATGAAGGCCACCGTGCCGGCCGGCACCACTCAGCAGGCCGTCTACGCGGGTCCGCTGGTGTACGCCGACAACCTCGCCAGCCAGTTCGTGGAGTTTCTGCAGCCGCAGACGGTCCTCGGCAAGTTCGGCATGAACGGGATCCCGAGCCTGACGCGCGTGCCGTTCAACGTCCGAGTGCCGTCGCAGACGAGCGATGGCTTCGCGGCGTGGGTCGGTGAGGGCGCCGGCAAGCCGGTCACCTCGGCCGCCTTCTCGTCCATCTCGGTGAGCTTCGCCAAGGTGGCGACGATCGCCGTGCTGACGAAGGAGCTCGTGCGGCTCTCGAGCCCCTCAGCAGAGATGCTGGTCCGTAACATGCTGGCGAACGCGATCATCAAGAAGATCGACACCAGCTTCATCGACCCGGCCTTCGCGGCCGTGGCGAACGTGAACCCGGCCTCGATCACGCACGGTCTGGTCGCCCTGACCTCGGCGGGCACGTCAGCCGACAACGCCCGCACGGACCTCGCGCAGATCCTGAAGAAGTACCTCGAGCAGAACCAGAACCCGACGGGTCTGGTCTTCATCATGCCGCCGGCACTCGCGATGGTGCTGTCGCTGATGCGGAACTCGCTCGGCCAGAAGGAGTTCCCGGACATCTCCGCGACGGGCGGAACGCTCGAGGGCTTCCCGGTCATCACCTCGCAGCACGCGGCCAACGAGAGCGGCGGCGGCAACTTGGTGATCGCGGTGCGTGCCGCGGACATCTTCCTCGCCGACGACGGCGTGGTCAGCATCGACGCGAGCGAGCAGGCGTCAGTGCAGATGTCGGACGCGCCGACGATCAACTCCACCACGGGGACCGGCGCGTCGCTGGTCTCGCTGTGGCAGACCAACTCGGTCGGCATCCGCGCCGAACGGGAGATCACCTGGACGAAGGCCCGCAGCACCGCGGTCGTCTACATGGACGACGTGAACTGGGGCTCGGTCGGGTCGCCCGCGTAGGTAGGTAAGTTCCTCCGAAGGGGCGGGGCTGTACATGGCCTCGCCCCTGCTTTTCGCTTCGAGGTCTGATGATTGCGTTGATCGCGACTGAACACATCAACGAGCACGGCCTCGCGGTTCGCGCTGGCGAGTCGTTCGAGACGACGCCTATCCTCGCCGCAGTCCTCACGCGCACACGCCGAGCTCGATTCCAGACGCTCGGCGATCTCAAGCCTCGCGCTCGTCGCACCTATCGCCGTCGTGATCTGACGGCTGAGACAGCGACCGACTAGTGAAGTTCCTCGGCCTCGAAATCACACGCACGAAGTCGTTGCCGCCAACGAACCTGACGGGCGTCGATAACCGTGGCGGATGGTGGCCTTTGATCAGGGAAGGATTTGCCGGCGCCTGGCAGACCAACACTGATGTCACGCTCGCAAACGTCGTCACGTACTCGCCTGTATATGCGTGCATCAGGCTGATCTCATCTGACATTGGGAAGCTGAACCTTCAACTGGTCGAGAAGGATGGCGACGGTATCTGGGATGAGATCGAGAACCCAGCCTTCTCCCCTGTTCTGCGGAAGCCGAATCGCTATCAGGGCCGGATCAAATTCGTCCAGCAATGGCTGGTCTCGAAGCTGACATTCGGCAATGCCTACATCCTGAAAGAACGCGACAACCGAGGCGTGGTCGTGGCGCTCTACGTGCTCGATCCAATTCGCGTGCGGCCAGTGGTGGCGCCCGACGGGGCTGTCTACTACCAGTTGAGCCCAGACAACCTGACCGGGTTACAAGAAGCGGCGACGGTTCCAGCCAGCGAGATCATCCACGACGTCCACGTCCCTCTGTATCACCCGTTGGTCGGGGTCTCACCGATTACGGCGTGCGGTGTCGCAGCGGTGGAGGCGATTCGCATTCAGGACTCGTCGGCGACGTTCTTCGGCAACGGATCGAAACCTGGCGGCATCCTGACGGCACCGGGCAACATCTCGCAGGACACGGCGAATCGAGTCAAGGACTTCTGGGACACGAACTTCACAGGTACGAACTCAGGCAAAGTCGCGGTGCTTGGAGACGGGATGCAGTACACGCAGATGTCCGTCAACGCGCACGACGCGCAACTGATCGAGCAGTTGAACTGGACGGCGCTTGACGTGTGCGTGGCCTTTGGTGTGCCGCCGTACAAGATCAACGTCGGGCCACCGCCGAATTACAACAACATCCAAGCGCTCGACATTCAGTATTACTCGCAGTGTCTTCAGGAATTCATGGAGAGTTTCGAGGAGGCGCTGGACTTCGGCCTCGGGCTGGCCCCTGACAAGGTGGGCGGCGTAAGGCTTGGGACGTACCTCTGCCGAGAAGACCTCCTGCAGATGGACACGGCCGGGCGCATGGAAGCCGCGGCTAAAGCCATCTACAGCGGCCTGTCTCCGAACGAAGTGCGGAAGCGGTACCACGACGTCGGCCCGGTCAATGGTGGCGATGCCGTGTACATGCAGCAGCAGAACTTCAGCATCGAAGCCCTCGCCAAACGAGACGCGATGGACGATCCGTTCGCGCGAGCCACCGCGAAGATCGACGCGAACGCCGTCGGTGCCCAGGAAGATCCTGCGGACGCTGCGGCGGCTGCTGCTGCGCCGACTCCGGCTCCCACAAAGGCTGTAACAGCGGACCTTGACGAGTCTGTCCTCAAGACGCTCTCCACGGGTTTCTATCGTGAACGGGTGACGGCGTGAACAACTTCAAACGCACAGTGCTCGCGGTGAACGCCGAAGCCGACGCGGTCTGCAAACTGCTCGATGGCGGGTCGCTCGATCTGTATGACGGCAGGCAGCCGGCGACGGCTGATAGCCCGATCACCACACAGGTCCGACTCTCGCGCGTGCAGTTCGGATCGCCGGCCTTCTTTCCGGCCTCCAACGGCATCGCCAAGGCGCAGACGATGACTGCCGATCCGGCCGCGGAAGGCACTGGGCAGGCGACCTGGTTTCGCGCGGTCTCAGCGGACGGTCGCACCGTGTTCGACGGATCGGTGGGGAAGGCAGACGCCGATCTGATCGTCAACACGGCGGAAGTCGTGCAGAACGCGATCGTCTCGCTGGCCTCAATGTCGTACACGGCTAAGAAGTAGCCCCATGATCGATAGCCGAAACAAGCGAGCGTCGATTCTCGGCTTCTCGCTGGCCGCGCTGGTGATCTTGCCGGCGCCTTCAGGGGCCGCGATCGATGCCGCCGAGCGCGGTCAGCTCGCCTACAGCTACGCAGGCACGGTCGGGACGCCAACACCACCGCAGCCGCCGCAGCCGCCAGTCATCTTCGTCGTCAATCGGTTTCCCCAGGTTCCGAATCGCCATCGGGTCACAGGCGATTGTGCGGTCGAGGCCAATCGGCCGGTCTTCTACGCCGAAGGCACGATCCGGCCGTTCATCACGCTGTCCCTGCGATCGGCGAGTGCTGGCGGCGCTCTCGATGCCGTGGCGGCGGTCGATCGTCCGCGCATTGACGCGGTGGCGGTCGTTGAGAGAACGCTGTCGGCCGACCTTCATGGCACTGGCGGCACCTATCGGCCCGCGATTCGCCGCATGCTGCCTCCGCGATGCGTGCGCGGACAATTCCTGACCGTGGCGTCGTCTGAACGGTCGCTGGTGGCCCTCGCGGATATTGGCCGACCGACCCTGACCGGGACTGCAAATGTGACGGCTGAATCTGCCGCCGTGACAGGGCACGAGGACGACGTATGACTGCGGTCGAACTGAAGGCCATCATCGCCGGGATCGCGCCAGTCATTCAGGAGCAGATCGATGCGGCGGTGAAGGTGAAGGTGCTCGAGATCGAGGCGAAGCTCACCGCCCTCGCCAAGCCTGGAGAACGCGGAGAAAAGGGCGAGTCTGGCCTCGCTGGCAAAGACGGGCTGAACGGGAAAGACGCGCCGTCTGTCGATCTCGAGGCACTGGCCGCGGCGGCGGCGGCGCTGGTTCCTATTCCTCGCGACGGCAAAGACGGCACGAACGGCCTCGACGGCAAGGCAGGCCAGCAGGGCGAACGAGGGCTTCAGGGCAAGCAGGGCGAGATCGGACCCTCGGTCGCAGGCCCAGAAGGCCGCCCAGGGCGCGACGGGCGCGACGGCGCACATGGGGCGCCTGGACAGACCGGAGAGCGCGGCATGGACGGCGTGGACGGCACGAATGGGCGCGACGGTCTCGACGGGAAGGATGGACTCGGGTTCGATGACGTCATGGTCGAACACGACGGCGAGCGCGGCTTCATTCTTCGCTTCGTCCAGGGCGATCGGGCGCTGACATTCGGGAAGTTCATCGTGCCAGCCGCGATCTATCGGGGCGTCTGGCAGGTTGGCAAGACTTACGAGCGCGGCGACGAGGCGACGTGGGCAGGCTCGATGTGGCACTGCAACGAGACCACCACCGAGAAGCCAGGCGACGGTTCGAAGGCCTGGACGCTCTGCGTGAAGAAGGGCGCTGACGGGAAGTCTGGACCGGAAGGCAAGGGCGGCCCACAAGGCCCACAGGGTCCGCAAGGGCCGCAGGGACCGAAGGTTTACTGATGGCGTGGTCGCCTCTTGTCGAGCTCGTGACGCTCGAGCAGGCCAAGCAGCGCGTGAAGCTGCCCGACTACGGGTCGCCGATCACGCCCGAAGACGAGGCGCTGATGCTCCAACTGCTCATCGCGCATGAAGTGGTGATGGATTACTTGGCGCAACGTGTCTCGGATCAGGACGCCTGGCAGGCGACGGTCGATGCGTGGGATGACGACACGGCACCGAAGCGCGTCATCGGGGCGATCCTCGAGCAGTTTGCCTTCCAGTATCGGTTCCGTGGGGATGACGTCGAGACGCTGAAGCGGCCAGCCGATGACGTGCTCTGCCCGAACGCGGCGGCCCTGCTGAAGCGGTTCAGGGATCCGGCCATTGGCTGATGCTGCCGCGCCTGTGTACGACCGGCACCGTCGTCTGCCTCGCCAGCGGGCCATCTCTTGTCTCCGAGGACGTGGACTACGTCAAGGGCAAGGCGACGGTGATTGCCATCAACGACGCCATCCGGTTGGCTTCGTGGGCCGACGTGCTCTACAGCAGCGACAAGGGGTGGTGGCTGTCGAACATCCGCAAGGTGCGGGATCTACCGCTGCTGAGAGTTGGCGTTCACGCCTCGTTGAGCAAGCCAACCGCACGGCCAGTGGACGGGCGGCACTGCAAATCCTGCCGGTTGCGACTGCCGGCGACCGGACGCTGTTGGTGTGAGGGGATTGTCACGATGAACAACGCCGGCATCAGCGGACTGACGACGGATCCGGAGGCCATCGTCAACGGCCACAACTCCGGGTCGGCCGCGCTGAATGTCGCCGTGCATCTCGGGGCGAAGCGGATCGTGTTGCTCGGGTACGACATGGGGCCGGATCCGAAAGGGCGCCGGCACTTCTTCGACAAGGAAGCGACGGTCATCACGTCGCCGTTCGACAAGTTCCGGAAGCTGACGGCCACGATGGTCGATCCGTTGAAGGTGCTCGGGGTTGAGGTCATCAACTGCAGTCGATCGACGCGGCTGGAGTGCTTCCCCTGTCAGCCGTTGCGAGACGTGCTGTGAGTGAGCCGCTGACCTTCGTCAGCTTTAAGTGGAAGCCGCCAGTGGGCTACCGCTCGCATTTCGATGCGGAGAACGTGAACACGCTATTTCGGATGATCCGCAGGCACTACGACGGGCCGATGCGGGCCGTGTGCGTGACGGACGACCCGACAGGGATTGACGAGTCGATCGAGACGATGCCGCTGTGGGACGACCATGCTTCCGTGCCATCGCCGCATGGGAGCCACAACCCGAGCTGCTACCGGCGCCTGAAGCTGTTCGCGCCTGATGCTGGTGAGACGTTCGGGCCAAGGCTGGTGGCGATCGACCTCGACATGGTGATCACGGGGAGCCTCAACGCGCTGTTCGATCGGCCCGAGGACTTCGTGATCTGGGGGCAGAGCGATTACCCGAAGACGAATTGGTACAACGGCTCGCTCTGGATGCTGAGGACTGGCACGCGCTCGAAGGTCTGGACGCAGTTCGACTCGAAGACGTCACCGACACTCGCGTGGAAGGCAGGAAAGAAGGGATCCGATCAGGGCTGGATCGGCTACGTGCTCGGCCCGAAGGAAGCGACCTGGGACACGCAGGATGGCGTGTATTCGTTCCGGGTGCATCTGTCGAAGACGGGCTACCAGTTGCCGACTGACGCGAGGGTGGTCGCATTCCACGGTAAGCAAGACCCGTGGTCGTACGAGGCGCAACAGCACGCCTGGATACGTGAGCACTACCAGTGACCCTCAACGCCACGAGGCGTCGAGATCGGAAGCGGACAAGGCGTCAGTGGGCGTACCTGGAGGGGCAGTTGGTACCACGAACCTTCTACGCGGACGGACGCAGGGGCGTCATTCGGCACTGGAAGGTCAACGCAGACGGCAAGGTCGTCCGAGAGTTCAATGCCAAGTTGGGGCGATTCGGACCCGTCGCGGTTGAGTCGCGCGGCCACGTGGAATGGCGGCCTGTCGCATGAGCGGCCGGATGCGCGATCTGCTGCGATTGCTTGTGCCGACGGAGATGGACGACGGCGAGGGCGGGCAGTCAGTGACATGGCCTACGACTGGGGTGGAGTTCTGGGGCGACGTGACGCCGATCACTGCGCGTGAATCTGAGATTGCCGGCGCCGTGCAATCGCTGGCGACCCATCGTGTTTCGACGTACTACGACGCGCGGATTACCGGCACGAGCCGACTGGCACGGGTGGCGCCGTCAGGAGTGACGCTGCAGATCCTCGGCGTGCGTGACCTGGACGGACGGCAGCGGATGCTTGAGATCGACTGCTCAGAGTTGGTGGAGAGCTAATGGCCGGCTCTCGCGTCCGTGAGTGCGTGAACGCCGCAGTGGACGCGCTGAAGGTGGACACGGCCTTGCTGGCGATTGTCGGCACCGGAAAGGTGGCGGTCCACATCACACAGGGAACGCCGCCGCCCTACGCGATGGTCAGGGGCGGCACCGAAGTGCCGTGGGCGATCACGCTGGATGACGCCTTCGATGACGACGGCGACAACGGTGGGCGACAGATCGACGTGCTGGTGGATCTGGTCTCGACCTACAGAGGGTCGTCGGAAGTAGACAGCATGGCCGACCGGGTGATGGAAGTGCTGACGGACCAGTCGATCTGGTCTGGCATTTCAGGGTTTCAGCTCGCGGAGTTCGTCAGGAACGATGCGCCTCCACCGCAGGCATTGGCGGCCGACGGGACGTTGTGGTTTACGCGGTTCGTCACCATGCGGGTGACGGTGGCATGAAGCGACAGGAGTACGAACGATTGGCGGTGACGCTGCAGCAAGTGCTCAGTGACCGCCCGCCTGACCAGGTGATTGTCAGGCACGCGAAAGGGCTGATGGTAGCCCTCTACGGCTGGTTGGCGAAGGGCCGACCGGCACAACACCCAGGCTCGCTGCGGGTCGATTCGATCCGTGACTGCCACCCTGGATTCAGCCAAGGAGACTAGAAATGGCTCGAGTTCATGGTCGGCACGGACAGATTCAGGTCGGGGCGTCGTCTCCGATGGCAGTGATTGGATCGTTGAACGCCTGGAACGTCTCGTTTACCCGCGACAAGGTGGACGTGACCAGCTTCGGCGACAGCAACAAGACGTACCTGTCGGGGCTGAAGGACGTCAGCGGCACCTTCGCTGGCTTCTTCGACACCGTCTACATCAGGGAACTGATGGACGCCTCGGACGCGGTGAACGGCACTCGGATTCGGATCACGCCGTCCACGGACTACCCCGACTTCTACTACGAGGGGCCGGCCACGATGGACCTGACCAACGATGGCGCGGTCGGGGACGCCATCAAGATTTCCGCGACGTTCAGCGCGACGGGCGCGTGGACGCTGCAGGTAGACGGCTCGCCCGTCTAGCAGGCACGACATCGCGGGGCACGGGCGGCAATAGGGCCGCCCCTTCCCCCGCGGTGAGACAGAGGCAGGCATGATCACGCGACTGACGCTGGCGAATGGGGATTGGGTCGATGTGAAGGATCGCCAGACGGTGGGCGATGAGTCGGACGTGCATGGCTACGCCAACGAGGGCCACCTGCCTGACGGCGCGGGCTTCAAATACAACATCGCGAAACATCGAACCGGAACGGCCGCCGCTCGCATCAAGAACTGGTCTGTGACTGGCCTGGATGACCAGAAGCCGATCAGGTGGCCTGGCCCAGGGTCTGCCTTCCTCGAGCGTGCGAAGGTGTTCAGAGGGCTCTATCAGGAGCAGGGCGACGAGATCGTGTCCGCGATTGAGGCCCACCTGAAAGCACTGGACGAGGCGAAGGCCGAAGCAAAAAAAGAGACGCAGGATGGCGCGACCGACTCCGAACAGAGTTCGCCGTCTGCGAGCTGATGCACTGGTCGCTCGCGGATCTCCGCGAGATGGACGTCGAGGACTACGGGGAACTGCTCGAGTGGGCGAAGGACAAGGGCAAGGATCCAGACTCGATGGACGCTGACCAGATCATCGCGGCCAAGAAAAAGAAGGACCAACCCGAGGAGGACGTGGAATGAGCGACTCGCCCTTCTCAGCCGAATCGGTGGCCGCTGGGCTTCAGCGGGTGTCCGATGACATCAAGCGCGAGGTCGGGCTGCTGATTCCTGTGGCGGCAGCGCAGATGGACTCGGCGCTTCATGCCAGGTATCCGCTCGGCCGAAAGTCGCATCCTGGCGTGCCGCACATGCGCGAAGACATCAGGGTTCGTACGCAGCAGTCCGAAGAGGCGCTAATTCCGATCAGCCGTGTCTCGGGGCCGCGCCTCGCCTACATCTGGCAGGACGGCACGACGGATCGCGTCGATTCGACGCGCAAGAACGCACGCCGCGGTCGGATGCCGGCCGCCGCGCCAGGCTTCTTCGAGCGCACGGCGGTTCAGGTCAGGACGGCCATGCTACAGAGGGCACAGAACGCCCTCGATAGGCCTCGCGAGTTGCCACCCGTCTCTGGCGGTTCGGGCGGGAGCCTCCTGTAGCCGATGGCGATTACCGCCACATTCAGCGCCGACTTCACCCGCTGGAACGCTGCGCTCAAAGACGCGCAGTCGTCCCTGAAGCCGCTGGAAGTGTCGGCGAAAGGTGTCCAGTCGCAGTTGAAGGCGATGGCGACCTCGCTGTCTGGGGCGAATATCCAGAAGCAAGCGCAGCTCGCCGTGGCTGCGGTCAATTCGATCGGCGGGGCCACGAAGTTGACGGCCTCAGAGCAGACCAAGCTCAACGCCACCGTCACAGAAGCCATCGCGAAGTACGCCGCGCTCGGTCAGAAGGCGCCGGCCGACATGATCGCGCTCGAGAAGGCCACCAAGCAGAGCCAGTCGGCGCTGGGCGGCATCGCCAGTGCGCTCGGGCCTCTGGCGGGGCTGTTCGCGGGCGCCTTCACGATCGGCGCGATCACCAGCGCGGCAGGCGAGGCCATCAAGTTCGCGGGCTCACTCAACGACCTGTCCGCAAAGACCGGGATCTCAGTCGAAGCCCTGCAAGAGTTCAAGTTTGCTGGAGGGGCGGTCGGCGTCACGCTTGATGACGTGTCAGCGGCCATCCTGCAGATGCAGAAGCACCTGATTGGCGGCGGCGACTCGGTGGTCGGCGCCCTCGGGAAGCTGCATCTGACGTTCAAGGATCTGGAGGGGCTGAAGCCAGAGGATCAGTTCACGCTGATCGCCAGCCGACTCGCGGACATCAAGGATCCAGCCCTCAGGAATGCGACAGCCTTCGAGTTGATGGGGAAGACGGCAGCCAATGTGTTGCCGCTGATTGCCAGCCATCTGGATGAGGCGAGGCAGGCCGCTCTGGATCTCGGCCTTGTGCTCGACGCCGATACGGTCAACTCGCTCGACCATCTCGGTGATACGTGGGACGCGCTGAAGGTCGCAGGCGAGGCCGTGATCGCCAAGGTGCTGGTGCCGTTCGCGCCGCTCCTGACGGACATGGCGAGCGCCGCGCTGAATCTCACTGGACCACTCGGCGATCTGGCGCAGTTGCACCTCGGTCTCGCACATGCGGTCATTCAGGCGCAACTTCAACTCAACGCGCTCGACATCAAGTTCGCAGAATCCGCCAACGTCGGTGGGATCTTCGACAAGAAGATCGGCGAGTTGATCGATAACGGTGTCAGCCTCATCGCTGCATCACGAACGATCGCGTCTCAGATTCAAGGTGTCGGGACTGCGGCGACCACTGCGAAAGGTCCGATCACGAAGCTCGGCGAAGGGTTTAAGGACGCCTCAGATAAGGCCGAGAAGACTAGCTTCGACCTGAACGCCGTCGTAGACGACATCCTGAAGGTGTCGAACGCGATCGACAAAATCTTTGAGAAGGATCGCGCCGAAGAGGCCAAGAAGAACGCCGAGGCGCTTCAGAAGTTCTCGGACGCCATCAACGATCTGACGGGACAGTCTGGGCTCGACAAGGCGCTGTTCGATCTGGACGCGCTGGATGCCGCGATGAAGCAGGGCGGGGCGACGGCCGAGGCGACCAAGAAGGTCTACGACCAGGTCGGCGATGCGATCAACGCGATTATCACTGGTGGCGCACATCTCACCGGCTCGATCGAGGAACAGCGAGCCCAGTGGAATCGACTGACGCAGGCGGCGGCTGACTACTCGGCCCTGCATCCGATCGAACCAGACAAGGAGGCCCTCCCGGTCGTTATCAAGCTGACGAAGGACTGGGAGAAGGGCCTGGGCGAACTGTCGCAGGCGTTCGCAAATCTCTCGCAGATTTCAGGCGGCTCATTCGGGGCTGTCGCGAAAGAGATCGGGTCGATCATCGGCGCGATGAATCTGGCCGCGAAGGGCGTCGGAGGTCTAAAAGACAACTTCAAAGCCCTCAAGGAAGCAGGACTGGACGAGTTCGGCAACAAGCAAGCTCGGGACTGGCAAGACACGTCCTCGGCCATCCTTAGCGCTGCGGCTAACGTGCTCACCCTGGTCTCTGCGATGGATCAGGCCACGTCCAGCTCGAGCCGCCTGCGTAACACGATCGGTGGGGCCTCGACTGGTGCCCAGATCGGCACCGAAATTTTGCCTGGCTGGGGCACGCTTATCGGTGCTGGTATCGGTGCGATCATCGGCGCGGCGAGGGATCCTGGCGCGTCAGACCGGAAAGCCATTCGGGACAAAGAGGCCGAGCTCCAGAAGACCTACGGATCGTTGCAGAACATCCAGGCGCTGTCGAAGCTCGTCGGGGTGAACCTGTCAGATACGTGGGGTCACGAGAATCTTACCAACCTTGAGGATTTCAACGCGGCGGTGGACGCCTTCAATAAAAAACTGGCAGAAGCGAACCATCAGTTCGAACTGATCACGGCGAACGGTGCGTTGGCGTCTCCTGAGTTGATCGCGTCGTTGACGATTCAGGCGAAGTCTGGCGGCGACACAGGTGATCAGGCGCGTGCGGCCATCGGTAAGTTCCTGCAAGCGAACGTCGATCAGGTCAACACCGGATTCGGGCAGATCGCCAACTCCAATATTCCGCTGAATCAGGAAGGCG